ACCATTAACAAGACGGAAACCGCCAATAAGATCATCTTCATCTGTTTCAATAGTAATGTTTACACGAATAATTTCTCTCTTTAATTGAGCACAAGCTTGTTCGACACCAAAAGTTTTACCATTACCCGACAAGCCAGTGATGAAAGTAGGATAAAATAACTTAGAAGAAATAATCTTCTTAATATCTGAAAACGAGCCAAACTTAACGAAGGTATCATCTTTATCGGGGATAAGGTTTCTTTCTACTACTGGAGTAGCGGATGGTGCAGCCACAGCTTTCTCTAATTGTTTGCGGGCTTGAGATACGGTCAGGTTCCATTTACCACGACCAGTTTTATATTTTATAATTTTTTTAGTGATGCTACGATATGAAACACCGTGAGCAGCAGCATATCCACGAAGATCACCAGTGGTAATCTTATTACCATAAGTTTCACGTAGAGAGTTTAAAAGATCAGAAAGGAACATGATTTAATTTGTTTTATGTATATATCAATAATAGACAAAAAAAGACCCCTTGTAAAGGGGTCTTGTGCAGCTTATTCATCTGGATCAAAGTTGAATACAACCTTGTTTCCAATTCTTTGAGGATCATCAAGAAACTTTCTATAGAATCCTTGTTTTCTAAGATAAGTATCATCACATTGTTTGATACTAATTCCTAATTGTATTTCTCCAGTAGATTCTCTCTTCAACCTATCTGCACAAATACAAAGTAATTGCCACATCAACTCTGTTCTTTCAGAAGCACTCATTTCAGAGTTAGTTCTAAAAAATTCACGAAACTCTTTTGTAAGACAAGATGCATTTCCAGATAGAAATTCTTCTTGAATAAGACTCATGAAAGTAGAAACTACTTCAGCCTCTCCTACAGAAACCATCAAAGATGCCCATGCAGCATAGGTTCTTGTCCAAGGTCTATGTTCTGCTATTTTATCAAAGAACTCATCTATTAAAGTTTTTCCAACTCGGATATATGTCTTCCATCTGTCCCAGTTTTCGATAGCATTTTGCATTGATAACTTTTCACCTTGACGACGAATCAAGAGTTGTCTCAATGTACTACACTCACTTGATGTTGCAGACTTATCCTTTCTCTGGATTTCATCTTCTGCTTTTCTTGGTTTCGCTGGAGCACATTTTGTAAATGCACTTGTGACAACTCCAAGAGAAATGCTAACTTTAGCTGTAATTCCTGTAATTACAATTGCGTGTAATCGGTGTTGGCCTTCTGTCAAATTACCTTCAACATTAAAAGTAATTGATTGACCATCAAACATCCAACCATCTTTGTTTATGCTTTTTACAATAGCATTTACTTGAGATTTAGATAACTTTCTATTGTCTTTGTTATAAAAATCTAAGATGAATTGTGCTTTTTCTGGCGTCAACTCTATAATAAAAGTTTCTGCCTTTTTAGATACTGGATCAAATCCCAGCACCTTTTGTTCCCTTTTTACAGGGGAGTTACTTACTGTCATAATACTCTATAGTATTTTAAAATGTTCCAACTATAGGAACATAATTAATTATAATAGATGACTTTTATATTGGCAACATCGGGCTGCATCTTTTGAATAAGTTTTAATGTTCTTCCATGTGGTCTATGTTTCCATCCATACCATTTTGATATCTTACCATCTGCATATGGTGGTTCTTTACCAATAGAATAGTATTGATCTAGAGTCATATCAATATCATAACTAGACTCTCTATCTCTTAGCCACCAATGTTTATCTCCTCTCCAATCAGTTGCACTCATAATATCTAATGTATCTGTATCTAATAGGTAATACATTGCCTGAGTCGTATGATAACAATGGCCATACATCGGATTTGTTTTATTCTCTTCTCTATACTTCGGTGTTAATAGATCTGGAGTTAAACACTCCTCAAGTTTAACAAGGCATGGTGAAAGACAACTCAAACTATAAGGTATTTTTTCATAGGTGAGTTTCATGGTTTTTGTAATCTGCCATTCATCACCTACCTTTGTGTAAGAGTGTCTTTCAAGAGTTGCCATTATGCAATCAGTTCCATGAACTGTGATAGTATCTTCTTATTTAGCTTCTTTGCACTGAGTGATTTTGAGAAAGCTCTTTTGATCTGAGATTTAGTTGCATCTTGTTGAACTTCAAATGTATCTTCATTTGCAAGAGCAGCAGCTGACATACCAAAATACTTTTTGTATCCAGTATTATCTAATGCAATAGATCTTTGTTTCTTCCAAACTCTCATCATCTTATCAGTCATATCATAATCATAATTAGTAGAATTAGCAATAAATCTACGAGCGTCACTTCCTTGCATCAATCTAATACCTATGAAATTAACTTCTGGAAATTTCTCAGATATATTCTGTAGTAATACCTTTGTAAGACCAGACCAGTCATTATCAAAGTTATAGGTTCTACCAAGTTTACGATCTCTCAATGAACATCCATAACTATTCACACTGTAGTGTCCATGTAAAGTTTCACCATCTCTTCCCATATATGACTTATTGTATCCCATAGTTTGAGATTCACCATCAGTTAGAATAATTGTGTTTAGTTTCTCAACTTTGTACTTACTCTTGAACTCTGGAATAAGAGAATGTAAACTTACAATGGCTTCATTCAATGGAGTGCCTGATAAACTTAGTCTTGGATAATTATATGAATTAGAAGAATTACAAGCAAGACAAAATAAATTTTTACAATGTTGTTCAAACTCTTTAACTGAAGAATCACTGGATATCATATTCAGTAAATTGAATGTATCATTGATTCTCAATTCGTAATCTGCAAAGGATTGATGTAGTAACTCACCATATGGCATTTGAGGTATTCTGTCATCATCACAATTACGATACCACTCATTTGTAAAAGCATATACATTAAAAGGAATCTTTACTTTCTTACAAAACCAAACTAAGTTTAGTAACTGTTTAACTGTATCTCTTAGAACAAAATTCATTGAACCAGACCAATCAAGTATAAAGATCAATCCATGATTCTTACCCTCTGGAATTACAGATATCTTTTTAAATAAGTCTTCATTGTATTTGTAAGTGTGTAACTTAGTTGTATCGAGGATACCAGTACGACTAGTAGTAGCACGAGCATAAGCTGTCGCAGACTTACGGCACTCGAATTCTTTGACAAGATAGTTAACCTCCTTTTTAGCTGATTGTTTGAAAGAATCATACTCATCATATGAGTATTGTATTGCTTGATAGTTGTAAAAGTGATGTTCCTCTGCTTCTAATTCTGCAGTCTTTCTATCAAAGTAATCCCATACATCTTGAGGTGAAACAACTACAGTCTCTGTCTTTACAGATGGAACACTAAGGTATGTTGTCTCTCTTCCCATAGAATTATCAATTAGACTCTCTAAGTTTTTAGATAAGTTTTTATCTGTGAGTGCTTCATCTATTTCTTTTTCATACTCATCACCACCTTGTAAATTATCTACTGATATAGAACTACCAGATTCAGTCTTATCTCCATCATCAAATAAAGGATGTGAATTATCTTCATCTTCACCTTCAGACTCTTCTCCATCTTCATCAACTGATTCTCCAGATCCACTTTGTGGAGTATCATTCATATCTGCATCAGGTGTAACATCCTCAAGTTTTTCTAATTCTTCTTCCTCTTTCTTTTTCTGATCCTTCATGAAGGCATGTATCTCTGCAGCTAAATCACAAACTTCTTGAAATGTCTCTGTCTTACCAGTTTTATCTACAAACTGATTCTCTTCATTAGAGAAGACCATATCTTTGTTTCCTTTGTAATATAGATTGATACGATCAATTAAAGAAATATCACCAACCTCAAGACCTTGAACCTCAAAGAAATCCTGTTCATGTAACTCCCAATATCCACGGAAGAAAGACTTGCAGAGGCCAGGGAATTTACGTTTGATAAGTTTTTCTATTCTTGCATCTTCAACTACATTGATGAAAGATGAAGGAGCTTTGAACTTTGATATATCTACATTCGGTGTGAATAATGCGTGACCAACCTCATGTCCAACTAACAAGTCATAGACATTGTTAGAAGCTTTATCCCACATGGGTAGAATCAATACTCTACTGTTTACATTGAAACTAGCAGTCTCAACTTTTTTATGTTCTACAATTAAATCCTCTGTAGCAAGTAATCTTGCAAGTTGATCTTTAATTTCAAATTTGACTGTCATGGGTTCGTTGCATGTATGGCCATATTATAAGACCCCTGGCGGTGGCCAGAAGGTCTTGTGTGCAACTTTTTAAACTGGGCTAACCTTTTACGTGCTTGACGTAACATTTGTGGTTTTTTCTTTCCCTTGTCTGGGCGGCAGTAGGGTTTCCTCCCACTCTCCCATATTTTGTGATGAGGCATCGTTCTTCTCCAATTTATCAAATACATTCTCAAAGAGATCTAGTTTAGAGTGTGGCATAGACTATACAGTATCCAGAATATTTATTGTTGGCATCCATCCAAGTTTACGTAACTCCGTAGTATCAGCACATGTGATATCTCTTTCGCCTGGCGTATCTTCCTTAATAGGTAAATGACCCATTCCCATTTTCATAGCAAGATCAAGTACAGCTACTGGATTTCCAGTACCAACATCTATAACTCCAGTATATGTAGTGGGTATTAAAGTGGCAATAGCAAAAACAACATCATCTACATGTATCCAATCTCTCTTATGTCTTGTAAGATAAGTTGCAGTTTTATCCTCTAACATACGATACAACATATCTGGACGACTTACCTTCTCTGCATACACATTAAAGAATCTCATACCCACACTATTTGGTGGTGCTTGTATCTCATTGACTTTTTTAGATATTGCATAAGGATTCATCCACCATTCATAGACAGAAGCTGAACTTGCATACAAACATCTAATATCATTCTCTCTACAATAATCAAATATAGGTTTAGATTTTTCTACATTGTTTTCCCAAAATGCATCAGGATTTTCAAGAGCCTCACGGATAGCAGCATTTGCAGCAAGATGTATGACAACATCATATTTCTTATTTGTTCTAAAATCTCCTATGTCATATGGAGCATCATATCCATCTACATCAAATCCTATATCTGTCAAGTGTTCATATACATGACTACCAATAAATCCCTTATGTCCTGTTACTAATATCTTCATGATAACATCCTACTAAAACCTTTCAATTTTTCAAACTGTATTACACTCTCAAACTTTTCTAATAAGGATTCCTTATGAGAGATTACAAATATATTTGCATCTTTTATAACAAATCTTATAATCTTTAAGAATTCATCTGTACCAGTACCATCAAGAGAACTATCAAATACTTCATCCATGATTAGTAGATTAGTATTCGTAGAGTTTTTATATGCAGCCACTTCTCTCCATGTAAAGAGTAGAGCTAAGTCTATTCTCATCTTCTCACCTTCACTAAATGAAGCATAACAAAAGTCTTCATGTATGGGTGACTCTATAGTTTCACTAAACTCTTCATTCAATTTAAAATTGATATAGAAATCCATCATCTGTAAGTACCTATTGACTTGTTTATTAATCAATGGTAAGTACTTTTTAATGATCTTAGTTTTTACACCACCATCCTTCAGAAGATTATAAACATAATCCTTATAACTTAATTCTTCTTTATTCTCAACTAATTCATCAAAGGTAGTATTTAAGTTTTCTCTTAACTCTGTTAGTTTCTCATGTTCAGTATTTCTGTTTGCAAGTTGATTGGTAAGTGTCTGAATTTCTGATTCAAGATCTGTGATCTGTTGTTGAAAGCCAGATATCTTAGTATTGTTTTGAGAAATGTCATTATTGAGTTTAGTAATCTCCTTTGATAGTTTATTGAATGAGAGCTCCCTTTCCTGTTCGGATTTAATTTTGAATTGTAATTCTTTGTAACCGTTTTGGAGCTCTTTAGCCTTCGTTTCAACGTCAGCAATTCTATTTAAACGAAACTCTTCTTCTATATTTTGTGTACATGTAGGGCATGTTACATTGTCAGTAAAGAACTTATGTTCTTTGGTAAGAGTAGATACTTTATTAGACATCTTACCTTTCAAATTGTTAAGTTTCAGTAATGTTTTACTTGCTCCTGTGACCTTTTCCTGTTCTTCATTGAGTCCATAAACAGTATCATTTATGTTTTCATTCTTCATGGTAAGAACACAAACTTCATCTGCGAAGCCATCTTTCTTTTCAATCCTTTCTTTTATATCCTGTTTACCACGAGACTCTATTTCTTCAATAAATTTTTGTTGCATACTAACTTTGTCAGTTAGACTCTCCTTTCTCAACTCTAGAATCTTAATCTTATCTCTTAAGTGTCTTAATTTATCTTTAACAACACTATTCATTGCAGAAAATATTCTAATATCCAACAAATCTTCTATGACTTCTCTACGATTTGGAGCTGATAGTTGCATAAAAGGAATGAAACTACTCGATCCCAAGACAACAATCTGGGTAAATGACTTATAATTTAACTTTAGTATGTTAGTTTCAAGATATTTCTGTTGATCATTTGCTGCTGCAGTCTGATTTAACATGTTATCACCAACCCATATCTCAAAGATAGATGGTTTGATCCCACGTACAATTCTATAGTCTCTAGTTCCTACAGTAAAACTTATTTCTACGTTACAATCTTTTTCATTTACAGTATTAACCAACTGTGATTTTGTGATTTTACGAAATGGTTTATTGAACAGAACAAATGTGAGAGCATCCAAAACTGTACTCTTACCAGCTCCATTACCACCTATTATTAAAGTTGTACTACTCTTTTCAAAATCTATCTCAGTCCATTGGTTTCCTGTACTTAGAAAATTTTTCCATTTAATTTTCTTAAATCTTATCATAGTTTTTTGGAATTAACAAATCATCAGAAGAAATTACCACATACGGATAATCATACGCTTCACAGGCGTTTATGGCAACCTCATCGGGAACTTCTGTAACATCTAGATCTGGATACTTTTTATCACTCATAGACATCATCATAGCATACCTAACGGCATCATCCTCTTCTTCAAAGAGGAATATGACTCTCTTACCTTCTTCATCTTCAACTGCATAAGCTCCCTGTTCAGTTGAGGATTTAACTGAAAGAATATACATTACTCTACCTCACAGGCCTCAATGTAAACTTCTTTCAATAGATCTTTGATCTGAGATTTATTAAGAGAGACATCAGACTCATCAATATACCTATTCAATATACTAATGGTGTCCTCACTTTCATCACTTTCTATTTCCTCTGAACCATAATAACCATTAAAGTCAAAGTTTTCAACTACTTTTATATCATGGACATTTGAATTAACAAACTTTTCAATGAACTTTTCAAAGTCACTTAAGTTAGATTTCTGTTTTACTATGATCTTAATAATCTTATCTTGATACTTTGAAGTGTCAATAAGTTGATGTGGTGTATCATTGTAATAAACATGATGAAACATTTGATGTGGATTATTTACCTGAGTCAACTCTAAGGTATCTGTATCATATAGATTGAATCCTCTAGGATCATCAACATCATTCCAATATATTTCATATGGATTTCCTAAGTAATGTATGTTGCCACGAGAGCTTCTGGTATGATAATGTCCAGAAAACACTTGTTCAAACTTATTATAGATTGCACAATCATCACCATGATCCATAACAACGTATTTGTTTGCATGAAACCCATTGAGTTCCAAGTGACCCATCACAACTTTAGCCTTTGATTTGTTTATACAATCATGAGTCTCTTCTCTATTCTCTTTGTTTATCCAAGGCACCATTAATACCTTTAGTTTGTCAAGTTTTATCTCTGTTGCTTTGTCATAACATATGATATTCTTATATTCATTTAATAATAATTGTATTGTATTGACTTCATTTGTATTCTTATAATATGCAGTATGATTTCCAACTATGGTATGAACCTTTATATTCATATCTCTTAGTCTATTGAAATAGTTTTCTTTTGCCCAATCCAAAGCTAAGAAATCAATACCCCTTCTATTGTCAAAGGTATCACCCATATCAACAATAGTAGTAATACCTTCTTTCTCTAGAGTAGGAAAGAATACATCATTATAAAATTTTAAAAAGTAGTTATGAAACAACGCAGAACCTTTTCTAGCTCCGAAGTGTTGATCGGTTATAATTGCTATTTTCATCAATTATACCTATAATTTATATTATCCTTAATTGTATTGTAATCACTCTCATTCTTCCCTGTGATCAGTCCTCCATCACTAAACACTTCACTATAACCTGACTTCTCAATTATCTTTGTTTTGATTTCAAGTTGTTTCTTTTCTTTCTGTATTCTTCTGAGAAATGCATAATGTATGATCTGTGTAAAGTAAGCAAAAGGATTCGAGGATTTCTCAGGATTAAAATTATTAATGTATTGAACGCAATTTTCGATTCCATCACATACCATATCATCTTTGAACATGTAGTTTACAAAATTTGGTTTGTAAGACAAATGAGTGGCTATCTTGAGAAAACAAGAGCCAAGGTAGTTTGTAATACGTGGTTTTGGTTTACCTAATTCTGCAGCCTCTTTTATATCGGCTTTATATTGTACGATAGCGTACAAGAATTCTTTATTATTGACGTAATGTTCGGATCTTTTTCGTTTGGCCATATTGGATACATTAAAGAAGTTATCACATAACTATGTACATATTATAACAAATAATCCCCCGCTTGACAAGCTCCCAAAATAGATGTACAATAACTCTGTAAGGGTTCAAAGGACGGCTCTATATCTTAAAGAGCTTCTCTAGAGACTCTCTAGTAGTCTTGACACTAGAAACAAATCCCAAAGAAGAAGTAATACCAACTTTTGAATCATAATCTACGTCATCGCTTTTATTTAATGAATTTTGATATCTAACAAATGTGTTGATCTTTTCTTTATCTGTACATCTTCCGTAATATAATACATTCTTTAAATCTATAACAAACATTCTTTCATCAGATAACTTTAACCAAGGCTCCACACGATATAGCGAGAAAGGCCCTCGACGAACTGGTAATTCCTTTATGAAACAAGGATCAAAAGCAATTAGAGTCTTATCTTCATCGACAAATTCTTCTACTTCAGCAAAGATCTCTTCACCAGAAGTTAATTTGATGTATGCGTACTTAACGTGTTCTGTCATTTTTGTTTCATCTTAATTGTAATTATCTCATAATTAAAATTTTCTTCATTATAAATCTTCACTCTTTCAATAAGATGATTTAAAGTATAATTTTTTTGAGATTTGTAAGTAGTCTCATCTGCAATGTCATAAAGAGTGGCCTTAGTTTTGTTTTTACCTTTCCTAAGTACTCTTCCGATTGATTGTAGATTTCTTACTCTAGATTTACTAGGAGATGCGAAGATTACGTTGTGAAGACTCTTAATGTTAATTCCAGTTGAGAAGGTGCCGTAAGAGGCAACAATGATAGCATTTGATTCTTCTTCGGTAATTTTTCGGATGTCCTCTCTTTCTTGAGCAGCTACACCACCATGAACAAAAAATACTTTTCGTTCTGTATCATTATTTATCAGATTAAATAGTATTTCGCCATGGGTTTCTACCCTACTATAAAGTAGTAATGTATTACCTTTTAGATCTAATGTAAGGTTTTTGATAAAGTTATTTCTTCTTTCATTCTGAATGATGAATTGTACTTCATCTTCATAGGTATCAAACTTCTGAGGGTCATGTTTAATAAGTATAATTTTGATATTTAACTTAGCTAAATGACCTTTACTTATCAGTTCATCAGTGCGGATAATTTTATATGCAGGCCCAAACAGTCCTTCTAGAACCCACTTATGTGTCTGTGTTCCATCTAATGTTCCAGTAAATCCAAACCTATACTTAGCATCATGCAGTTTTGTCATGATCTTAATTAAGGATTTTGATTTAAATAGATGAGCTTCATCACCTATGACACATCCATATCTCTTAAAGAATGAATGTTCAAGTTTATAAATGGATTGCCATGTGGTAATTGTAACTGGTTTATCTGTATCTTTGTCTTTCCCTGCATATATTCTATGACAGTTCTCATCTGAGTTCCAACCATAGTCTATAAAGTCTTTATACATCTGTTCTACAAGAGAAGTTGTAGGAACAACAAGTAAAACATTATGACCTTTATCTACCATATACCTTGTAATGGTATAGATCATTAATGATTTTCCAGAAGCTGTAGGTGATATTAATAACTTTCGATTATATTTTAGTGCGTCAAATACTCCTTCTACCTGATATGGTCTTGGTTCATATCGAGTAATTTTATTCATGTAGTCTTTCACACCTTCTAATGAAATAAATCCATTCTCTTCAAAAGGTGTACCATAGAAATTACTATGAACAAATTCATACTGATAGTTTGATTTCTCACAAAAAGAAATGATCTTATCTAACAGTCCAACGTATATTTCTCCGTTGGCTTGATTAAATAATCTTATCTTTCCATCCCAATACTTGTTACGGTATTGAGGCATGAACTTTGCGCCAGGAACCTCAAAGGTAAATATATCTGATAATTCACAGAATATATGTGGTTCCTTAGAATCAATTTTCAAAAAGACTTCATTCTTTTTGGATATAGTCAAATCCATGAAATATATCCTCAACTAGAATATATTTATCAGTCATAGCCACGTATGAATTTCTGCCATTCGATTGCATTTTTTATCTGAAATGTTCGGTTCTGAACTACTTTTATGATATTTTCTAAGTAACTTATCATAGTATCATAGTATTCTACCTTTAATTCTATGGTAGATAACTTTTCATCAGAGTCTAAGTATCTTTGTATTGCATCTTTTTCTCTAACTTTATATGGAAATGGATCTTTCTCATATACTTCTGGTTCTGCTTTACCAGAATAATATAAGTATCTGTCTTGATAAACTTTCTGATATGTCTTTTTGGCCTTGGCTCTAAGAAGTCTCAGGTCATTAAAGAGTTGATAGTATTTTGCATGTAATGTAGGAACCACTAAGGAAGCGGTGTGTAATTCATCAGGATCTATACGAGAATCTTTTTCCCACATAGTCTGAATTGTTTCAAGGTTCATACTTCTTTGAAGTCTTTATCTAGTAATTGGAAAATTTTGTATTTGAATACTACTTGTGCTTGGAAGTAGTTGATGTCTGTGTTAGATGCATCAAACTCTAGAGTTGATAAACTAACAGGGAACATTGATTCTATTTTAACATAAGATTGAGGTCTTAGGTTACTGTTTAATATTTGAAGTGTACCATCTGAATATTCAGCAAAAGGATTCTGTCTATCACCAATCTCTGGATAGTAAACATCTTCCAACTTCATATCCGTAAAGTCTCTCTGACTGTTTGGATATCCCAAACCAATCATCCATTTGTATATTTGTTTGTAATTTTCGAGTTCTTCATCTACAACAAAGGATACACGAAAATCATCATAAACGAGTTTATCGCCTGGGATATCAAGATCTTTATATGGGTTAGCTTGTACTGCAGTTCCTAATGTGATGCCTGGCAAATTGGCTTGTGTTGCAAGGAAATCTACCTTTGGACACTTGTTAATTTTTAATTTAAAACCAACAGGAGATAGAAAGTTTCTATTTGATACCTGTCTTAGGGCTGGATTTATGGCCATTTATTTTACGTCTTTATCTTTATTTATCTAAATCTAACAATTTTTATTTAAGTCTTCTGCCATATTACCACCTATCTCTGCACCTTGATTACCACCAAACATTGCTATCCAACCAGCCGCAACCCAACCAACAAAGGGAATAGAGGAAACAGCAGGAGCAGCTGCAGCACCAACACTAGTCCCAACCAGTCTCCCAGTTCCTTCTGCACCTCCGATTGCTTTGATACAGGCTTCACTT